GCAGAGGCAAAAAAGCATCTGAATCTGTATGATGATTTCACAGAGGATGATGATTATATTGCTGGTTTGATCAAGGTTGCCCGGGAATACGGTGAGGATTTGACCGGATGGGCGTTCGCAGAACAAATCCGGGAGATTTACCTGGACCGGTTCCCAGCCAAAAATTACATTGAGTTACGGCAATACCCGTTAATCAGTGTAACAAGTTTTACTGTAACGGATTATACAGGTAACGTTACAACGTTACAACCGGATACGTGTTACATCATTGATACGGATTCTGCTTTTGGACGTGTTGTGTTACCGTTTGGTAAAGCATGGCCATCAATGCAATTGTATCCGGTTAATCCGATTAAGATCAGATTTGTTTGCGGGGATGTGGTCAGGCTCCCGGAAACCTATAAACAAGCTATGTTGGTTCATGTGGGGTTAATGTATCGATATCGCGAATCTATTCCAGAAAAAGAACTTCAAACCATAATCCGGGCTTATCGAAGTGCGAACTGTTTACGGTGGTGGTAGGATGCTGCGGGCGGGAGAACTCAATACTCCGGTTAAATTATTAGCTAAGCTTTATTGGGTAAACGGCGAGAAAAATTTCAACTTTGGCCTTGCTTCGGATCAATATGAAGAGATAACCGATGATTATGGGGCGCCGACTAATGAATATGCGGTTTGGAAAAAAGTTCGCGCTAAAGTTCAAATTGGTTCTGGCCGCGAGTTCTATGGTGCTAAAAAAATTAATAATGCCCTTGAAGGGATTATCCAAATCCGGATGATTCCAGGTATTACATCTGATATGAGGGTTATGGTTGATGGCCAGATTTATGAGTTAATTGCACCACCGATTATTGCTGGGCAGAAGCCATGGGAGCGATATATTGAGCTCCATGTAAGGCGGGTGACTTAATGGTAATGTCTGAATTGGGATTAAAGCTCGATGGAATAGATGAACTACTCAAAGTAATGCACGCCATCGAAAAGGATATGGAAGCAGCTAATGGACGAGCGGTACTCGCCGGGGGACGGGTCATCCAAAAAGAAGCAAAAGCAAGAGCACCGGTTCGAGATGGTGGTCCGAAAAAAACATATTTAGGGACATATCGCGAACCCGAAAATCTGAAAAAGTCCATAAAGGTTAAAGTTTTGAAACCAAAAGAACCTGGACAACGGCTGGCGTTGGTTGGCCCAGCAGTTGGTAGACGAGAAGCCCACGATGGTTTTTATGGTGATTGGGTTGAAAAAGGACATCGAATTGCCCGATTTGTCGGGAAAACACCTGACAAACGGTACCGCAATTATGTCCGGATGGTACGTCGTTACGAATTTGGCGACTCAAAAACACAACCCCGGCCGTTCATGCGCCCGGCATTTGACGCAAAAGCACAAGAGGCCCAGCGGAAGATGGCCGAGGTATACAAAAAAGTCATTGACCGCAAATGGGAGAAAGGGAAAACCATTGAGGCAATTGGCGACATTATAGAGGGTGATTAAGCATGCTTGAAAAGGCACTTACGAATTATCTGTTGAAGCATAACGAATTAAAGGCAATTCATAAAGGTCGTGTATGTGCGGGAATTGCCCCGGAGAAGTGGGAAGCGCCATATATGACGCTTTTTTTAATTTCCAACCCTCCAGAAATGCGCCGATTGGGTAGGCCGGTACCAAGGATTCAGATCAGCCATTTTGCCAAAACATACGGGCAAGTCAGGCAAATGGCTGATTTGACTATTCAAGCCATTGATGGTTTTTCCGGAATAATAGTTGGAGTAAGCGACATTAAAGTCATTCAATCAATCTCCGAGGATCCGGAGGTCATGTATGAGAACGACACCGGATTATATCACTGTCCGGTGGACTTTCGAATTATTTTACGAAAAGGGGGAGAATAATGCCGTATCAAACTACAGTTGTTAAACCGGATGCCATCCGAATTGGATCGGCAAAAATCGAAATTGGCGATGACGTCAATGCGCTGAGCAATCTAGGAGCTGTCCGGAATGTTGCTTTGCAAGAACAGTGGGAAACTGTTACTATCTCAGGAGATAATGTCGGCACCATTAAAAAATACATCCGAAATCATATTGCTACCTTGACATTCAACTGGCTGGAGTTAGATCTGGATAGTCTGAGCAAAATTCGTGGTGGCATTGATAATGTTTCGTTGGTTGCTGCTGAGTCTGTCTTTGTAACAAATGAAACATTAGACTGGAAACCCGGCAAGCCAATCAAACTGGCAAATAAAAATGGTAATGGAACCGAAGTATCGCATCTTGTTATCAAAACAGAAGAAGAGGGATCTGAAACCGCTCTTGAAGAGACGGATTATCTCGTCTATGTCGGTGATGGTTCTAACGGAGAGGCCGGCGCAACTTATGTCGTACCTATTACGGAACAGGTCGGAGATGTAAAGGCTAATTACTCTTATACGCCGAATGCTGCAAGAGTTTTGACCACCGGCGGGAAAATCGAAATTGCTCCGAAGGTCGTACGACTTACAAATGTTAACGAGGACGGGAAGAAATTCCAAGTCACGATTTACAAAGCTACGAATTCTTCGGGTATCAATCTTACCTTACCGGCCGATGATGCTGATGACGTTTGGAACACTCCGGTTACATTAGAAGGTTCCTGCGACGCAAATCGTGCAGTTGGCCAACAATTACTCGAAATCTATGATGAGCAAAGTGTTTACTAATCAAAGGGCGGGATAATACCCGCCCTATCTCTTTTAAAAGGGGGAAATATGATGGCAGAAGCCAAAATTTGTGATTTGGACGAAATTTTACTGCCAAAAAGAATTATTAAAATCACTGGGAAGGTAGATAAAATTTCCCGGGAAATTGATGTCACGGAAATCCCGGCCAGGGTCATTCTCGAACTCATTAAACGAGAAAATGATTTGAAAAAGAAAATGAATGATCCGGATGATAATATTTTCGACTGGATGTTGGATATGGCCATTGATATTTGTAAGCCGTCTTTTGCGGAAATGAGTAAAGATTGGATCATTGAGAATATGAGTTTTGACCAATTGCAACGATTTTTGCAATTTGTATTGCAACCAGTCAATGATTATATCGAGAGCGCGGTCGAGGAAGCAAAAAAAACAATGGCCCAGAACGAAGCGTAAGCGGCAATCCTAAAGCAAAAAAATATAAACCAAAACCAAAGGAAATCGTTCTGGGCCGTATTTTGATGTGGAATTGGCATTGGTATGGATGTGATAAAGATTATCAATTAGATAATTTTTCAATACATCAGATATTCCAAATGTTCGAACGCGGTATTGAATTAGAACGATTCCGCGCTGCAAAAATTGCTCAATATGTTTGGGGTAGACCGGATCCGGAACCCGAACCGGAAAATGACGGCGTCGACCTTGAAGCGAAGAAAAAAGTTTACGGACCCGGGCGAGAGATTAAGAGGTAATAATCTTTTTAAAAGTTTTTCTGATAAGACAGTCTTCATTATCCCAGAATTCACAGCGTTCTTTAATACACGAATTACTTGTTCCACTGAAGCTTGAAAAAGGACATAATTTGGGCAGTGGTTTAAACATAATATTACCTCCTTATTATTAATTTTTTTTTGGTTTTTGCATAATTTCTATTTTTTGTTTAAAATTTCCTCTTTTTGAAATGAGGGTGATCAAATGGCAACTATGATTGGACGACTCGCAGTCGCTTTGCTTGGGGATATTAAAGATTTCAAACAAAATTTTGCCGAAGCCAAAAAAGGCGTACAAGATTTTAGTAAAGAGGTTAAAAAGGCTGACGTTGATCTCAAAAGGGTTGGCCGCAATATGACGTTAATAGGAACCACAATCGTCGGTTCCCTTTTTGCTGTTACGAAAGCCGTTGCAGATAATGCTGATCAGATTGACCTTCTTGCAAAACGCACCGGCGTGACACGCGAGGAATTGCAAAAACTCGCTTATGCGGCGAAGCAGGAAGGTTCAAGCATTGAGTCTGTCAGTACTAGTCTTGTTCGGTTGTCTGGAAATATGCTGAATGCTGTCAGAGGGTCTGAAGAGGCAAAGATGGCATTTGAAGCGTTGGGCATACAGATTAAAGATGCAAACGGTCAATTACGAAGCGCCGACCAAGTCATGATGGATATAGCTGACAGATTCGCATCAATGACAAATGATACCGAACGCGCGGCAGTTGCCATGCAACTTTTTGGACGTGGTGGTGCAGAAATCATCCCGTTATTGCGAAACGGGCGGGATGGCATTCAAGAGTTAAAAGATGAAGCCGAAGCGCTTGGATACGTTTTGAGTGAAGAGGATGTCAAGATATTAGAAAAACTCGGCGATGAATTGGAAGCGGTGAGAGTGGGATTCGGTGGCATTAGCAGACAAATTGCCGCCGATGTTGCTCCGGCATTTTTACGAATGGCGACAATGACCAAAGATTTGTTTAAATGGATTCATCTATTGCCGGATGATTTGAGAAAATTAGTATCAAAAGGAGCATTGGCGGCTGGGACCATATTAACTCTTGGTGGGGCTATGGCTATCTTAATCACTAAAATTGCTGCCCTACGAACAGCGTTAATGGGGCTTGGAACAACCTTTGGGGCTGTAATGACGAAAACCATAGCAGCGGCGGCCATTTTTTTGGCGCTAGGAAAAGCCTATGAGGCATGGAAGGGCTTTCGGTTCGAAAAAATGACCAAGGAAGAATTGAAGAACGTCACCACCTTGAACGAGGCCTTGGAAATCCAGCTTTACCTCAGTAAAGAAATTTCCCGCGTACAAGGGATTCTAGCCAAACGCCCGAAAGACCAGATTCATCTGGAACGGTTGGAGGATTTAAAAGAGCGAAAGGCCATTATTGATGCAATTGTCCAACAACTGACTACAGCACAGTTTGGGGAGGGTGGCGGGTTACCTCTTGATTTTAGCGAATCTAAATTTGATATTAATCAATTTCTCAAGGACTTGCAAAAATCTCTTTCCGATGCGGAAAAAGAAGTCAAAATATTTGGTAATACAAACGAATTGGCCAGCAAAAAAGCTGATTTGCTAAAAACAGCCATTATCGAACTAATAAAGCAAAATGATAAAGGTCAATATAATAAACAATTAGCAGAATTAGTATCGCAATATAAGACATGGGCACAACGAGCTGAAATCGTCGAAAAGGAACTGGAACGCGAACAGCAATCTCTCAATCTTATTAGACAAGCTCAGCAAGAGGTCATTAACTGGAACAATCGGCATAAATCTTCTTTAGAGCTATTGGCCGAAGAGTTAGAACGACAAGCTTCGCTTGAGAACAAAAATAAAAACGCTCTTCTCGAATATGCCAATGCCATGCGTGAGCTTGACCGGGAGCAGAAAGCATTTAATAACCAAAAGGCTGCTTATGAGGCGATATTTACTGCTCAAGAAAAACTTGCAGAGATGACCGGGCAATGTCGAAAAGAATGGGAAGATTTTGCCGATGAACTCGAAAGACTGGCTGGGGCAGAAGGTGTAATTGAAAGCACGTCCAATGCGCTTTTGAAATTGGCAGATGCCATCAGACAAGCTGGCGAGGACAACGAGGCGAAAGAACTTCAAAAACAGTTGGCGCAAATTGCTCATGAGACCGCGCAGTTTGAACTTGATACCCAGATAACACAACTAGAGAATCAAAAGGCCTTATTAGCAATCCAAGGTGATAGCCTCGAAAACAGGGAGAAAGAGCTTGAACTAAACAAACAAATCGCCCAGTTACAAATTGAAAAACTCAATTTGGATATTGCTTCATTAGAGGCTCAAAAAGAAAAGGCTGCTGCTACGCAAAACGAAGCCGAAGTTCAACGGATTAATCTCGAAATTGCAAAAATGCGGGCGGCCATCGAAGGATATCAATTCCAGGTTGAACTGGATACAGCGAGATATCAGCAACAATTACAGCAGCCGATAACCAATCTGCAAAATGAACTCAGGGGTGCTACTTCATCGGCATTGGCCGCAGGATTGCAAGATGGCGGCGTAATTGGTGCAATCGACAGCTTGGGCGATTATATGGCTAATAAATTCCGGACGAAGATCGCCGATGCGATGACGGATGCTTTGTTTAATACGACATTCGGACAAAATTTTGAATCATTTTTCACTCGCTTGTTTGGCGGCGCGGCTGCTGCAAATGCAGGAGCACAAGCCGGTGATGCGGGGGCTGCTGCAACAGGCACGGCTGCTGCCGGAGGATTAGCTGGATTTTTCGCTTCGCCTTGGGCGTTGGCTCTCGGAGGTCTTGGACTCATCGGGAGCTTATTTGCAGGTTCTCGCGGAAGTACCACTATCAACATCCAGGCGAGTGCTGGGCATATTGTGGCAGATTATGCGACGGCTAATTTCAAAGAGGTTGTGTTACCATCGTCATATATGGGCCAAGGGGTGCCGTCAAGTGCAGTTGCGCCGGTTTATAACGTGAATGTGAGTGTCACGGCGGCCGGCAGTCTGATTGCAGAACGAGACCTTGACAAGCGGATCCAGTCTAGCGTCGAAGCCGGCATAGCCAAAGCCAATGCAAAAGCGACAAAATGGCAGGCGGTCACAACGGTATCGGGGTGATATCATGGACGACAAATCGAAAATGTATTCGTTAACCATCGAGGATACCGAAATATTCATTCGGTATCCTCGAGGATACAATCCATATGCAAATTTAGCCAAACCGCGCATATCTGAAAAAAAAATGCTGGCCGGAACCAATTATCAGGATTCCGGACTATATCATTCGGATGGCCGATTTATTATTTCGGGCGATTGGTTGGATCCAGATGCCCAAGAAGCTCTGTTGAATGAATATTACGGCCAACGACGACCGATGCTGTATAAATCATATCTATCGGATCCGCCGGAAGAGTGGCTGGTCATTTTCGGATCATTCGTGCCTTATCCGCAAAATGTGCAATATGAAAACCAACAATCATGGACGCTTGAATTATTTATCTTGGGTAAATACATCAACGGGGAGTTGGTGAGATGAGACAAGTATCGCAAGAAGTCCTCGACATGTTAAAGAGCGGATACCAACTCAGCCCAAAAGCCCGTCTTGTGGTGGATATCGATCCGCCTTTCGTGGGTACTGATTTTAATCAGGTTGGAGCAGATCCGTTTCTGTATCTTTACAAAAATGTTCTATATTTGACGTTCATAGATGGCGAATATATCAAGGTCGCCATTGTTGACCGGGCCAGTAATAAGGTGATCGATCTATTCCGAAAAATTGATGCACCGGGTGCCAGCAGCCCGAAACTGACCTTTGAGCCGTCAACCTATACAAATATGCCGGATTTACCGCATGTCGTGTATATAGACACATCAACCGGCAAGGTCATGGCATATCGGGAACAGTACAATGAAAAGCTGGAAATTGTAAAGCGTTACGACGAAATCGGCACAGGCTCATCTATTGATGTTGTCCGAGTCAATCATGATATCTATCATTTTTACACCGGCAGTGATGGAAAATTATATGAGCGCAAGCAAGGCGAATTTGCCACCGTCTTAATCGAGCCGGAAACAGGAGCCATTACCTCCGTCCGGGCATTGTCATTGCCGGATGGGCGAATATGCTTAATCTATCTCGTTTCATACGGACAAAAAGGCGGCGAAATCCGGACGGCGTATAGCAATCTGCTGTTGTCCATCCGATTGAATGGCGACGGTGTTATATCCGTATCAGAGCTGACATCGTTTGAGTTTAAGCAGACGACATATCAATACAACGAAGGCATCGAAACAACAGCCAGCGCGATATTAGAACTGATTGCAACGAAATTATTGTTTGCAGAAGGCGTTGTACCACATTCGCAACTGACTGAGTTTGCATTACCTAAACTGCACTATTTTGATGGGAATGTAGAGTCATTGGCGTCGCTGATACAGTTCGCGTTTCCGGTGCCTCATTTTTACGATGAAGGCGTTGAATCAACCGCCTCTTTGCAGGCGCTTGAATTAGTATCATAGGTATCATAGGAGGTAAACCATGAAAATAGAAGTGCCTCAAATCATGATAAAACGGTATATCGAGCCGCAAGACCCGCTTGAGACAAAGATGGGTGTAAAAGGACATTTTCACGTTGTCAAGAAGCGGCGCGGAATCATCGTGCAGGAGTTGGATTTTGACAATATCATAGTTGACACCGGACTTAAAAGATTTGCTTCGGATTCACAAAATGTTACAATAGACAAAATAAGGTTTTGCATCCTTGGAACCGGCACGTCTACACCAACATCAACAGATACATCGTTGCAAGCAGGGGTGCCGTCTACAAAAAAACAATACAGCTCGTCAAGTTCAAAACTTGGCAGCGGTGCAGATAGGTATCTACAAATGGTGTATGAATATGGATTAAGCGATGCCGTTGGCACATGGACAGAAGTGGCATTGACATGGGCCGTTGGCAGTAGCGTCATTAGTCCGATTTTCTGCCGGATGCTATTTAAAGATGATGAAGGGAATCCGATTTCTATTGAAAAGACTGGGGATGATACCCTTACGATTATTTATACATTGCATTTCCAGCGGCTTTCGGATACTCCGACAACCAATATTATTAATATTGAAGGTGTCGGTGATGTAACTGTATCATCCATTGTTTTAAATAAGCATTTAGAAATATGCTCATATGAATTATTCTATCTCAATCAATTTATTACATATGGCAATTATAGCGACCATATAAGATTGGGTACAGGATTAGGTGATATATTACCGACAAGAACTGCTTGCCACAATCCAATCAATAAAGCGCCGACATTAATACAAACAGCAAGCTATGTTTCCGATGCTTTATATCGGGAATTTATATTTGAGTGGCCTAATACCGTAACCGGGAACATATCTGAAGCTATTTTTACAATCGGGTCAGCATATACCCCGATTAATAATGGACCGTCGGTTTACATGCAATTTTACCCTGTCATTCCCAAATTAGACACAACAAAGAAAATCCGCTTGCGTCCACGCATAACGTATTCTAGAGCCGCATAGGAGGCGGTTACATGAAGATTGTAAAAGATGTTCAGGTATACGAGTCATTCATACCAATTTCTAATGTGGGGGGAGATTTTTCGGATCTCTCCCTGTTTGTTTTTTGGGAACAGTGCGGCATCACTTATTCCCGTGCTAAGTTCAAAAATTATGTTATTGACAATAACGGAAAATATCGAGGATCAATCAACTCTGGCCGGTGGTCTGGAATAACTCAGTTTTTGATCGATGGGAAAAACCCGTCTATTCAGATGCAAAACAGCAAACCTGCTCTTGTGCTATTTGAAAAAGATGGGAAATTATACGCTGCTCCATCAACACTGATGGACGAAATCATTTCGGCCCAAACCACCATAAAAGCTGATCTTGAATCCGATTTTGCTGTAGAGCTTGCTAATGATGGCAGGTTTACGGCAACGGATACGCCGTATGCAGAGATGTTTTCTAATGAGAAAACAGTTGCTATAGAAATGGGCTATGCTGACGAACTGTACCGAATGGCCACATGTCAAATAGAATCGGTCAATGCCTCAAGAGATAATAACGGTGGGATGCTTATAGTCAATGCGCGAAACAAATATACAGATCTTTTGTCCTTACCTATAACCAAAGTATTCGGGCCGAAATACCCTGCAAAACCGAAAGAGATTGTTATCGAGGGCTTTCAGGTTGATAAACCAATCCCGCCTCGACAAACGGTAGAGGTTCGGATTGATGCACCGGTGCCAGTCAGGTGGTATCCGGAGAGCATGGAGTTGACCAATATCGTTGTCACCGGCGACTCCCCTGGACAGGTCACTATATCGCGTGTATATGGTCAGACGGAAATAATGGGGTTTGTTCTAATTTCAAACCTGACAGAGTCCAAAGTTTCGGTCAGATTTGATGTATTAGCTGCTCCCATCACCTCTTCGGCGTTTCCGGTGATGCATTCCGTTCAAGTAAGGAAAGAGAAAGTTACATTAACGGGTACAGATCCCGTAAGGTTGAAGAATAAAAGCATTGACGGCAAAAAGAACC